TTAGAGGTTATCCTGCAAACGTCTGGATGGTTGGCAACAACGTTGACGGCGCTATGTGGTTAGCTGAAAAAGGAGCTCGTGAGCAGACAAAAGCAGAAGCACAAGCTTTGATTGATGCAGAAGTAACTGCATCTCAAGAAGCGTGGGATGCATTGTCTGATGAAGAAAAAGCACTTCGTGAAAGACCAGCTGATGTAGTATTGCCATAAGGATATTCTAAATGGCAACTTACGAAGAAATATACGGTAAGAGAGTAAAAGAATTTGACTCTGACCCCACGTTAACTTCTAGTTACGAGGGACAGGTTTGGTATAACTCGGCTACAGGTACACTAAAATCTGTTGTTTTTTTACAGGCATGGAACTCTGAAACTCCTGTTACAACTTCAAGACAATACATGCAAACAACAGGAGGACCTTCTACTTCATCCGTATTTTTTGGTGGTTATCACCCTGGTGATTCATCACCTAATACAGGTAGTTTAAGAACTGAAGAATGGAATGGATTAGGTTTTGAAACTGGAGGAAATTCAAACTCTAAAAGATATGTTCAAGGTGGAGCAGTTACTAGTCAAACTGCAGCTTTAATGTTTGGAGGATATCCTGGACCGCCAGGAGGATCAAACGCTACAGAATCATACAACGGAACCTCATGGACTACAGTAAATACTTTACCTAATTCACCATCAGGTAATATGGGAGGTGGAATAGCTACCTCTGCATTAAGTGTTGGAGGAAACAATGGTCCAACTTATTATGATACAAGTGCCGAATGGGATGGTTCTAATTGGACAGCAGGTGGAAGCATACCACAAGCTACAGCTCAAGGAGCATGTGTTTCTGTTGGTGTTCCAAACGCTTTTCTTTTTGGTGGTAAAACTGGTCCAGGAACTTCTCAAACTGCAACATCTATAACATATGATGGAACCTCTTGGACTGCAGCAAATTCTTTACCACAAGCAACAGAGAGTTTAGGAGGAGCTGGACCAGGTAGTTCTGCTGCTATTGCTTTTGGAGGGAATACATCAAGCTCAAATCAAATAACAACGACACATACATGGGATGGAACTAATTGGAGCACATCACCAGCAACTTTAGGAACAGGTAATTCAAGTGGTCATTCTGCTGGAAACACAGGAACATCAGCTTTAGCAGTTTCTGGAGGATCTAGTCCTAGCGCAGCAACAACTGCTGTTCAAAATTATTCTTCATCAATTAATACAGTCACTGCAGCAGCATGGGCTAGTAGTAATGCCATGAATACGGGTAGATCTATTTTAGGAAGAGCTGGAATTCAAACAGCTGCTTTAGCAATAGGTGGTTATTTTTATCCTGGATCTCCAGAAGATACTGCAAAGGTAGAAGAATATAATGGATCAACTTGGTCAGAAGGACCTGATCTTAATGAAGCTAGATACGGAATGCAATGTGATGGAACATCAACAGCAGCTTTAGCGGCAGGAGGAATATCTCCAGGCTCACCTGAATTTTTAGGAAACTCAGAATCATGGAATGGTTCTTCTTGGACTGCAACTCCAGCTTTAAATACAGCTAGAGGTTATATTGGTCATGCAGGAACATCAACAGCTTCTATTGTGTTTGCTGGAAGGGCACCAGGACCTAGCACCTCAAACGCAGGTGAAAGTTGGAATGGTTCTTCTTGGACTTCAGGTCCAAATTTAAATGTAAGTGATTGGGGTAGATATGGTGGTGGTACATCAACTGCTGCTTTAGCTACTGGAGCTTCTTCTGGACCAAGTCCAGCGGGAGGAAGCACTGAAGAATACGATGGTTCTTCTTGGACAGCTGTTAATGCACAAATAACAGGTAGAGCTTTTAGAGGTCAAGCTGGCACACAAACAGATTGTATTGTTTTTGGATCTAATAATCCAGGAATTGCTACGACGGAAGGTTATGACGGCACAAACTGGTCTACAAGACCAAGCTTAGGAACAGCAAGAGATAATGCTGGTGGAACTGGAACTTCTACTTTAGCTTTATGTTTTGGTCAATCACCTAACAGTGGAATAACAGAAGAATTTACTGGAAAAACAGAAACAGTTACAGCTAGAACATTGACATCTAGTTAATAAAGTATATATTAAATTACGAAAGGAAATATATGACAGAAAAAAGAAATATACATGCGTTAATTGAAAAAGAGGCACCTAGCCTAAATAATTTATTAGATCCAGAAGACGTAAAAGAGTTTAAGGCTATGACAGCCGAGCTCCGAGATACATGGACCA